ATACCTGTAGCATAAGCTTGTTCGTTAGCGCCTGCGCCCACAACAAGGGATACGCTTGCTAAATCTTGTGCATCTACTTTTTCTGTGTGCATATTGTTTACCTAATTAGAAGAGCGAATAATAGCTGAAGTGCTTGTGTTCGCTGGAAAAGTTATTGTAAAAGTTGAGGTTGGTACTTTATCACTACCAAAGTCTAGTACTGCTACAGAAGCATTATTTTTACCCGAAGTACTGTTATATATCAATGCACCACGTACTGTAAAACTTGCTGGAGTCCATGAGATATTATCAAAGCTAATATACGCAACACCACTTGCTGAACTGACTATAGGATTAACTAAAGACTTACCGCCTGCTGTATATCCAGTGCCCGTAATCTCACCTGTAGCAGTGTAAGCAGTGGTATCTTGATTTAAAGTAGCGTTAGCGGTGTACAGAGCAATTTTAAACGTATCCGTAGTGAAATTATGGATAGCCTCGTAAAGCTCTTCTTTAAAGCTAGTTGTTTGGCCTTGTACTATCATCTAACAGGTATCCTTGCTTGACCGTTACGGTACGCATCGCCTCTGTCTTTGCCCGTAGCTAATGTATTGAGTAAGTTCATAGCTTCTTCGTAGCGTTGACGATAAGTTGTCATAATGTCTGCATCGCCTTTAAGGAACGTGTACGCTTCTAATATAGAGCCATACAGCAACGCAGAGTCAAAGTTTTCACCTAGCCATGTATTACCGCCAGACTCTTCACTTGTAATAGAAGGCGGGTAGTAGAAGTAGTGAAGCTCGGTCTCATACTGCACATCAGGTGTAGGGCCTAAAATAAATGTGAGCTCGTTTATATCATTAGACTGCGGTCCAAAGATAGCATAATACTTAGGTGTTCCCGTGCTGTTAGGGTTTGGGTACGCTTCACGAATAAAGTTAACGTCTTTATTTAAAAGATATGTGTAGTTATCGTCTGCATCAATAACCGCAATAGAGTAAGCAGATAAAAAATCTCCGGGGCACTGTAAGTATTTATTATTAGCGGTAATTACGCCCGTGACGTTTTTACGCAGGTCTGGAAGCTGTATTGAATTGTAAATACGCTGCTCCGCCTCTTGGATAAAGAGGTTAACTTGCGTTGTGGAGAACGTGTTCTCTACATAGTCTTGAATTGCTGCTGCCAGTTCTGCGTAAGTCATAGCTTATGCCATCGGTCCGCGTGCGATTTTACCTTTCGTTGCAGCGCCGTTTCCACGAGTTTTAACACCAGACGTTTTAATGCCTGTCTGTGGGTAGCCTGCTACTTTAGGGGTAGGTTCTGTTTTAATTTTGCCTGTCATGGTAGTTCTCTAAGTTGTGATTGTAACAGTGCCAACAGACGCGATGGCAACAAGGTAATTAGGTGTAAGTACTGCATCAAACTGTGAAGCGCCACCAACTGGTGCCCAACCCCATTGAAATACACGACTTCCGTCTTCTGGGTATTGTAACGTATTTAAGCCCGATTGATAATAACTTGTATCAGGGCGCGGGTTACGCAATGCCTGTGGGTCATACACAGGATAAAGCCCAAGAAGTAACTGTGGGTGGTCAGGGTCCCAACACGAAGGGCAGACTAAAATATTGGTTACTTTAGTCTTAATCGTTAGTTTTTTAAGTTCTTTGAGTTGATACCGTTGTCCGCATCTATCGCAAAACGCATGACTCCACTTACCTGAAGAGTATTTAACTGACATATCTAAACGTGCATAATCCGTGGAACAAACCGATTACTCGCTTTCTCTCTGTCTTCTGAGAGTGCAAGGTCTAACTGTTGCTCATACTCCCCTTTAAGCATTTGGATACGCGTAGGGTCTACGCCAGCAAGCTTCATACTAAGATAAAAAGCTAATCCTGCTACCATCGCATTCAATAAACGGAACGGGATATCTTGTGTGTTTACTGCATTTCCAGCATCTTGCATCCTGCGTAGTCGCCAGTAAACAAAGTAATAATAAGGTGCTTCGACTGTGCCTTGGTCTGGTGTAGGCCATATATTAATCTGTGGAGCTTTAGTAACTGTAGTTGCACCGTCAGGGTAAGTTGCTCCTGTGCGGCGGTTAATCCATACTTGAATTGGTCTACCCCGTGCATTCTTATTAGGGATTGTAGAGTAAGTCGATTCAGAGATACGAGAAATATTAATATCTACTTGATTTTGCCCTGTGCCTGTACGTACTACATGGTCAAGTAAATCAACAGTGTCTATAGGTAGGTCATAAGCAATTTGACCCGGTATAAGCGAAATGGGTACAGCACACTGTTCAATTGTCCATAAATTAATACCCCTGTTTGCAAACTCTACTAAGAGTAAGTTTAGAGAACGTCTAGCTGTGCGCATATCATAACCACTGCGAAGCTCTTGTCCGCAGCGTTCAAACGCCTCTTCTACGAGGTCACCTAAATCAAGGTTAAAGTTTGCTGTACCCGATGTTGTCATTTCTTTTTACCTTTTCGTCCAGGGAGTTTTTTAGGGTTAACTGCCCCCATACCTCTGCAGGGTCTCATAGGTATTTACCCTTTGTATGACCTTTAGTTGCACAACCATCACCACGTTTAGAAGCCGATGTACGTGATACATTGCCACCCGATGCAAACTTTCTAGCCGGTACTTTCTTAGCAGGTTTAGGTGGACGTTTAGTCATACCGCCTTTTTTAAAGTCAGTGTCTTTAAGCTCTGAAGGTTTAGGTAAATCTTTATCACCTGTAAACTCAGGGTCGCTATTATAAATATCACGCATTCGCGCTACCTGGTCTCTAGCTTTTTGGCCTTCAGTAAGGCCTTTAGGTTTTGAAACTACGGGTGCAGTTTTTACAATTTCAGTTTTCTTAATTACAGCATCAGGAACATCATTAGGTCTATTACCGTAATCCATGTCACGAGTATCTACCTTCACTGAAGGTTTGCTTTTTATACCAAGAGCACTAGCAGCCATATCAGACTTGGTATTTTTATACTCATCTTCAGCTTGTTTCTGTTTTAACGAATTACGTTTACTGTACTCAGAGTCTGAACTAGTTTTATAAGGACTAATTAACTTTTGAAGAATACCTTCACCCTTACCTGCATCTGTTTCAGCTGCAGTTTTTCTACGCATCATTTCAGGTAGGTTTTTAGGGTCGTGGCCTTCATCAATAGCTTTTTTAATTCGTGACATTAATCCTCTATCTTTGTAAGAAGGCATATCTTCCCTAGCTACAGACTCAGCATCTATTTTCTTAACCATGACAGTCTCCTAAACCATTTTACCTTTAGTGTGACCTTTAGTTGCTACACCGTCTGCACGAGTAACACCGCCTTTAGCATAGCAAGAGCCGCCCATAGCCATCATCTTACCTTTAGTGTGACCTTTAGTTACGCAACCATCACCGCGAGTAACACCGCCTTTCTTCATCTTTTTAGAGTCTTCCATCTTCTCACCTTTGGCATATTGCTGTGGAGTGAGTTTACCAGACTTAATAGCTTTACCTTCTTTAAGCTCTTCGCTATAGGTTTCTTTACCTTTAAATAACTTTTTTAGATTAGCCACATTGCCACCTTCTTTAAATTTTTTGCCTTTATCGGCTTGATTAAACTCTTTAGCTACACTTACTGGTATACCCGCTTTCTTTGCAAAGCTAGGATTGTGAGAGGCAGCTGCCATAAATTTTTTCTGTTTGAGTGATGTACTAGGCACCGCAGTTCCACCGCTTTAAAGAGGCTGCTTTGCGTGTAGGCTTACCATTCTCGTCTTTCATAGGACCAGGCATACCACTCATACGAGCGCAGAAAGATTTACGTCTCCCTGCATCTTTTTTGGTTTTAGGGTTAGGTGCTGGTGCTTTTAAGTTAGAGCCCGTAGCCGCATTATATTTTGCACGACCTTTGGCTGTAAGACCTGCGCCCTTAGAGACGGGAAGTTTCTCACCTCTACCTACTGCTAATACTGGAGCTTTCTTTGCCATCTTATTTACCTGAGAAATGTTCAAACGCCCAGCCAACTAAACCACCAAAAGCTGCACCTGCACCACCCATAACCATTAAAACGTGCCATCCGCCTTTAGCTTCTGAAAGAGTTTTGCTTATATCAGCAACGGAAGCTTTAAGTTCTTCCATATCTTTAACCAATTTGTCCATATCAGTTTGCAAGTGTTTAATCTCGTTTTCATGAACTGCAAGTTTAATTTGGTCGTCCATCATGGCTTACCCGTAAAA